CAAGATAGAACAGAACCTGTTATTCCAACTAAAATGATGGAAGGAATAGGTAACCTAATAAATCGTTTAACAGGTAACTATCCACAAGATAGAAACGTAGGATTTTCTAGAGTAGAGTAATGGCAGTAGCAAGAGTAGGTCCAGGTGGATTACCACTTCCTTTAGGTGGAATTACAGGTATTCAACCAATACTAGAAGGTGGGGGCGGCTATATGGGTCCACCTCGTATTATGACAGGAGGTTTTGGAACTCCTACAGGAATAGCGGGCTTAGTAGCTTTATATAATAAAATTTTTAATCCAGATATGTCTAAAATGTCAGATGAAGTAATAACAGATGAAGAAGGATTAACCGATGAGGAAAGAAAACTTATTGATGAAGCACCAGAAGGTATGAGAGAATATTTAAAAAAACAATTACTAGATATTAAAAGTAAAAAAACTGGAGAAGATGAAATATTAAAAGAAGGTATAAGACAAAAGATAGTAGATGATTTAATAACAGGTGGAGTAGATGAAGATGCTGCAGAACAAATAGCTGCCTCTTCTTCAGAAAGAGCTTTTGAAAAAATGAGAGAAGGATTGTCACCAAAAGATGCCATGGAAGAAGCTTTTGGAGAACTTATAAAATTACAACAAGGTGTTGATACTAGAACCAGTACTAAACAAGCAAAGGGTGGACTTGTTGGAATAAATGATTTAATTAAAGGAATATAATGGCTATAGAAAAAGTTAATGAAGATATAAATTTAGAAATTGAACCGGCTGTAGAATCACAAATTACTGCACCAGGAGATTCTGATAATACCATTATGTTAGAAGATGGATCAGCACTAGTTAATCCTGCAGAAGATACATCAGAAGAAGGAGCATTTAATGCTAATCTTGCAGAATTAATGCCGGATGATGAATTAGATGCATTATCAGCAGATTTAACTAGCGACTACGAATATGATAAAGATGCAAGAGCCGATTGGCTTAAAACATATACCGATGGCTTAGATCTATTAGGTTTTAAATATGAAGATAGATCTAAACCATTTGCTGGTGCTACAGGTGTTACACACCCACTACTAGCAGAAACAGTTACACAATTTCAAGCGCAAGCTTATAAAGAGTTACTACCTCCCGAAGGCCCTATCCGCACACAAATAGTGGGAGAAATAACACCAGAGATTGAAGAACAATCACAACGTGTTAAAGAATTCATGAACTATCAAATTAGTTATGAAATGGAAGAATACGATCAAGAACTCGATCAGATGTTATTTCATTTACCACTAGCGGGTAGTGCTTTTAAAAAAGTTTATTATGATAGTGTAAAAGGAAGAGCAGTATCAAAATTTGTACCAGCAGAAGATGTGGTTATGCCATATGTTTCTACTGATATGGAATCTTGTGAACGCGTTACACATGTTGTCAAAACAATGGGTAATGAATTACGTAAAAAACAAGTAAGTGGTATGTACCGTGATATTGATGTTAATATGTCACAAACAGATAAAAATGAAGCTGGTGAAAAATATGATCAACTTGATGGTATTACTCCTACACAAAACGCTGAAGATATAGTACTACTAGAATTTCATTGCGATTTAGACATACCTGGTTTCGAAGATAAGAACTCGCAAACAGGAGAACCTACTGGTATTAAATTACCTTATGTTGTTACTGTTGACGAAGGATCTGGAAAGGTGTTATCTATTTATAGAAACTATCAAGAAAATGATCCCCTTCGTAAAAAAATACAATACTTTGTTCACTATAAGTTTTTACCCGGTCTTGGTTTTTATGGCTTTGGCCTTATCCACATGCTCGGGGGCTTATCAAGAACAGCTACATCCGCACTCCGTCAACTTATCGACGCTGGTACGTTGTCCAATCTCCCTGCAGGTTTTAAAGCAAGAGGGTTGCGAGTTAGAGATGATGACCAACCGCTCCAACCAGGAGAATTCAGGGATGTAGATGCACCGGGAGGCGCGATCCGCGAATCCTTGATGTTGATACCTTACAAAGAACCAAGTCAAACTCTTTTTGCATTACTTGGATTTGTTGTTGATGCAGGTAGACGTTTTGCGTCTATTGCAGATAACAAAATGGGCGAAGGCTCACAAGCAAATCCTGTAGGCACAACAATGGCAATCATGGAACGCGGCACGAAAGTGATGAACGCTATTCATAAACGATTACATTACGCACAAAAAGTTGAATTTAAATTACTATCAAAAGTATTTGCAGAAAGTTTACCTGCTGAGTATCCTTATGCTGTTCGAGGCGGAAATAGAGTTATTAAACAACAAGACTTTGATGAACGCGTCGACATACTCCCCGTTTCTGATCCAAACATTTTTTCTATGGCACAGCGTGTAACGCTAGCTCAAACACAAATGCAAATGGCAACATCTAATCCGCAAATGCATAACATGCATGAAGCGTACAGACGTATGTATGAGGCACTAGGTGTAAGAGATATTGATATGATCTTACCACCACCTCAACAACCACAGCCAGAAGATCCAGCAATTGAAAATGCAAAATCATTACAAATGATGAAATTACAAGCATTTCAAGGACAAAACCATGAAGCACATATAAATGCACACCAAGCATTTATGAGTTCATTTTTGGTAGCAAATAATCCACCAACAATGGGTATATTACAATCACATATATCTGAACATGTATCTTTTATGGCAAGAGAACAGGTAATGAAAGAAAATGAACAAGTAATGCAAGAACAAACAGCACAATTTGGCGGTCAAATACCGCCAGAACTAATGCAACAGTTCCAAATGGAAATAGAAAATCAAGTTGCAAACAAAATTGTGGAAATGACAGAAGATTTAGTGGCAGAAGAGCAAGAATATCTTGGTCAAAAAGACTCTGATCCATTAATTGACCTAAAACAACAAGAAATTAACCTCCGTGCACAAGAAATTCAGCAAAATAAAGACATTGCAGACCAAAAAATAGAATTAGATGCTGAAAAACTTAATTTTGAGGGTGAAAAATTAGCACAAAAAGATAATATAGAAAAAGAAAAGATACAAAGTCAAGAAGATTTAGCAGAATTACAAGCTGAAACAACTATGGCTCATCACAGACCTCATAAAACACAAGGAGATGTAAATAAATGAAATTAAATTCTAAAAAACAAAAATCAAAAGCAATTTTAGATGAAGTATTTGCTTTTGCAGACCAACATCCGCAAGATCCAATGGCTCTTAGCGCGTCATTGATGGTTGTAGCAAAAACAATTTATCTAGATATATTAGGTCCAGAACAGACACAAGATATGATCCATGCATTTGCAGAAGGTTTAGAAAACCACGAATATAAACAGGTGACAATACATTAATGGCTACTTGTAGGCATTGTGAACATGAATGTCACCACGGTAATGGCGGTAATTGTCATTGTGGTTGCTTAAACTGTGAACATGATATAAAAGATGCATTAAATAAGCTTGATGAAGTTTTGAAACCAACAAAAGAAGTTGAGTTTGAAGCAGATTTTAACTTGACGGAAAACTAGGAGGAATAATGAACTTAGTTAAAGATCTATGGTCTCACCTTAAAGAATGGTCGGACTGGAAAATGAAAGACTGGATTAAAGCGGGTATAGTAGCTATTATTGTACTTGTTGTAATTAGTCAAATTGGTGGAGGGGGAGCTTAGACTTATGGTCTGGCAACTCTTAGCTAAACCTTTACTTGGCGTCGTCGCTGACGGCGTCAAGGGTTTCGTCGAAACCAAAAAGGCAAAAGCTGAATTAAAAGTAACAGAAGTTAAAGCAGCAACTAAATTAAAACAAGATCAGATCGCCGGAAAAGTGAAATGGGAAGCATCGGCGGTAGATCAAATGAAGGGAAGCTGGAAAGACGAACTAATTTTAATTTGCCTACTTGCTCCAGCGACATTAGTATTTTTTCCCGGAATGACGGAACATATTCACAAGGGATTTATTGCCTTGCAATCACTCCCTGATTATTACAAACATCTTTTATATATCGCTTGCTCAGCAAGCTTTGGCATTAAGGCTGGAAAAGGTGCAATGGGATTAATTAAAAAGAAATAATAACACCTAGTGGATTTAAAATATAAAGCACAGCTTTTATTTCCTACTTGTATTCATATTTTTGAATATAAAAATTTTGAATCTGTTAAGGATGAATTGGTTCAACATGTATATGAAGAAAAGGATAGAGACCCAAAAGGTAGGGTAGCATCCAATAGAGGAGGTTGGCAATCTAGAGATTTTATTAAGGATGATAAAATATTTTCTATAATTGCAAAAATTTTTTGTGAATTACCTACTATATTGAATAAAGGAATAAGTTTTAGTTTAGATTGTTGGTTTAATATTAATGAGAAAGGTAGTTATAATACTAAACATATTCATCCTAATTCAGATTTTTCTGGAGTTTTTTGGCTTAAAGCGCCAATGAATTGTGGTAATATAGTTTTTGAATCTCCTCATAATTTTTCTTCGTTTATGGAAATACAATCTTATACTGAGAAATTTAAGAATGATAGTGGATGTACTGATGGTTATTTCTTTAATCCCATCGAAGGTAAGATGTTAATCTTTCCATCTTCATTAGAACATGAAGTACAACCAAATGAATCTGATGAAGATAGAATATCTGTATCATTTAATATTAAATTACTTGCTGAATTGTAAAATTTAGTATAAAGGTGCAATTGGACTTATTAAAAAGAAATAATTTATGGATTCAATCTATTTAGCCGATAGGCTATATAAAATAATTAGGACTAGACAAACCCAACTAACTGAGATAATAATTAACAATCAAGTAAAAGATTGGAATGATTATCAAAATCATTTAGGTCAATTAGATACTTTAAATTACATAGAACAGGAACTCTCGGACCTGCTAAAGAAACAGGAGCAAAATGACTAATACACTTATATTACCTACACATGTGGCTGAAGCTCGTGTGTTACAAAGACAAAAAGAAGAAAAAGAAAAGAAAAAGAAGAAAACAAAGAAGTCACTAGAAAAAGCAAAAATGCCTAAACCAACTGGTTGGCGAATTGTTGTTCTACCTTATAAAGCTAAAGAAAAAACAAAAGGTGGAATTATTTTATCAGATAAAACAATAACAGAATCTCAAATTGCAACTAATTGTGGATTAGTTATGGAAATTGGACCCGATGCTTACAAAGACGAAGAAAAATTTCCTAATGGACCTTGGTGCAAGAAAAATGACTGGGTTTTATTTG